AGTTCCAAATGTTAGTTTAGTGGGCGCTGAAATTCGTGTCTATGACCTTGATGTTGCTGGTCAACAGTACGGCACTGAGCTATCTGGTGCTGAATCACATACCAGTTTTAATTATGTTTATGAAGGCGGTGCAGGCTCGCAAAACAACGAAGTCTGGATTCAAATATTGAAAAAAGGGTACATAGAGTTCGGTCAAAAAATAACAATGCCGCTACTTAGCAGTAGCTTCTTTCCCGAATTACGGGCAGACCTTAACTAATAGAGAGATAAATAAATGGATATTGAAATAGAATACATAGATTTACAGTCAAGTAACTTCACACAAACTACGATACATGGAGTAAGTGGGGACTGGCGAATACGCAAGAACATTACGGGTGAGGATTTGCAAACATTTCCTCCATCAGTTAGTGATGTGTTGATGTATGAAATTTTAACATTTGCTAAGAAGTTTGAACTTATTGCGTTTAATGCTGGAATAAACTTTCAAAAAGACAAAGAAAACGAGGTACTTGCCGCTAGGATTCAAGAGATAAGTACATTAAATAATGAATTGGTGGCTGAAAATACACGACTTGCCACCGTAATAGAATACATCACTTCAACTTCAAAGGAATAATATCATGGCACTAATCGATCTAAGTAATTATAAAACAACTTTAAAACAATCTACGCTAGGTAGGGGATTTTCACCGAACGGTAATATCTTCTTTGATAAAGTGGGCGGTAAAATCGAATTTATCTACCGTGACGAGTTGGCGACAGTAAACTTCGGTGCAGGAGCAGTCGCCAATCCACTCATTCGTGCAGACGGTATCAAATTTGAGGCTATCTACGCATTTGAAAATCAGGAACGTGCTGCTGATGAAGCGTTGCGCCGTTATGATCGTTGGACTTCTGGTACGTTTAAGTTCGGTGGTGCATACAACTTTGTCAAGGGTAGAGTGCCCTCTACCGCCGCTGACCGAGCAGGTATTCGTGGTTCAGGTTGGAATGAGTTAGATGCGGCTGGTGTTGTAACCCGCACGTACTTCGGCAACAAAGGCTTGTCCAATATTGACGCAAGCTCACAACCCTATTATCAGTTGAGTGTTGGTGGTACGGCTGTTAACTTTGCCAAAATTGGACAGATTGATGAAGCTGTTCAAGTGTACGGGGACGGTGCGAACGGTGGTTTTACATCAACTAGCTACGAGGCTGTATCTGTACGCACGTATGGTAATAACTACGACAGAAAAGAAACAACGACCGATTTGGGTATTGCTGAATTGGGTGGTTACTCAACTGGTTTCGCGCTAAATGAATCGGCACATTTAACTACTAAAACAGCAAGTCACCCTTTTGCAAATGTACTCACTACACCTACTGGTGTTTGGGTAGGAATGCAACTGAATCGCATTGCATCACCCGCAGCTAAAACAGAATTCTCAGATGCAACTGGTTCTCGCTTATTCACATGGGAACTATTAAATCCTAATGGAGCAACCCTAGATCAAATGGTTGCTTGGTTAGATGCATTCGCTACATCAGCTACAAAAGAAGCAGATGGTTTGGGAATTCTTACTGGTAAACTCGGTAAGAACATCAAGACATGGTACACATATAATGCAGCAGGTAAAGTGTTAACTCGGTCAGGTGTTTCGAGTGCAGAGGGTTTGTACTTGCGAAGTGTCCCTTCTTCCGACCAACAACGTGTAGTAATGCTTGACGATAGTGGAACAATCAAGTCTTACTCATTCTCTGTTTCGGTAGAAGCGTTTATTGGTAGTGTTGCAAAATCTGATGCAAAGTCTTGGTATCACAGCTTTTTCTCTGCTGCGTACAACACGACTGGGGCTATTACTGTAAAAGCATCAAATGCTGCGCTTGTAAAGGGTATGTCATCTGCGGCTGATGTGGCAAATAAAATTATCTTCGCGTTTGATTACACTGGGGATACTTTTGGGGGTGCAGCAGCAACACCAAAAACTTGCGTTTTCTTAGTCGAGGGAGATGGTGGTGCCGTACAGGAAAAGGTATTTTATACAATTACCGAAACTACTACAGTAGCATTCTCATGCGCTCCTACGAAAGAAAATAACGTGTAATACTAATAAGAATAACAGTCTTTAGATAAAAACTGTTATTCAAGTTCTATTGGGGAGATAGTATGAAACTTGAGTTTGCTATAACTAGTACAAATACTGGATGGCTTGACTGGGAACGTGTTAAGTCAATGTTATACCAATCAACCCACTGGGATGAAATAGCTAAAGATTACGATATATACCAGCTATCTGATTCTGGAGAATGGGTACTAATGAGTGAAGCAACGTATAAAAATGATCTACCTTTACGTTAGAAAGATTGGGATAGACGTGGTTGGCAATGACCCGTTTATTTCTATTGCTGTTGAGAAGGTCATCACCGATAGCTCTGGTAAAGTTCTACAGACTATCGGCGGGTTCGATAGGATATACGAGAAGGCTTCTAGTATTCCCACCCAACCCGCACACAATCTAGCCGATGATGGTGTCATAGCTGGAATAGAGCTTTTCAACCTTGTCGCTGGTGCAGCTTATATGTGGATTATGAGTAAACATGGCGGGGAAATGATTAATGGACGATTGGTGATTGAAAAATGACAATAATAGCGAGCATAGACTCTACAACAACACCAAGACGAATTTACCTACATTCCGATACGGTTGGTGTTACTTTTCAACCAATGGCTGCATATAAGGAGATGAGAACACTTAGGGCAGAAGATGAAACTTTAAGGGCTTACGATGTCTATATGACCTCGCAAGGTAACGAGCCAACTGGCCCTTCCACTGCTACCCCTAGGCGTGTTCGGATGGAGAACTCTGTATTCGTTCCGTTCGATACAGACCATGTATTAACAGTAGCGGGTGAAGTTATTACAAGTGCAGGGGGTAGCGGTACTGATGCATTTGATAGAACTCCTTTAAGTTCTGGAACTGAAGTGGATATAAACTACATTCCACCACAAGTTGAAATTATATATATTAATACTGGTGGTGGAGGCGGTGGGGCATTATTGACCACTGCACAAAACAGCAAGCTTATGTCACTAGGCACTCCAAGAGAGATAGCTACTACATTAATGGAGACTCCAATACCCGCAACGCCTGTTGTAAATACCTTTGGTGATTTACTTAAAAATAAAATGCTAACTGTATTTAAACTTAAAAAGTACGTATAACACAGTAAAAACGCTACAACCCGTAATGACACAGAGCAGGGATAAGTGCTAGTCCAAGCCCTACTCCATATGATTATTTGGCAGGACGGGTAAAACGTACATAGATAATAAGTAAGATATATCTAAATAATATTATTTCACTTGCTATTTATGTTATTTTATGATATAATAGGTATTACTATAGGAATAAAATGAATAATGTTTATTCTCCGACTTCTGCTGTTCTTGAGAATATGCAACGAGGTCAAGCCCTCTCTACGAGGTATCGACGAGAATCCCTTCTAGCTAAGAATAGAGTACAACAAGTACAAATAGCAAAATCCCTTCAGAAAAAAGAACTAGATATTGAGTCCATAAAGACGATGTATAACACTCTTTTGAGATTAGACAAAGCATTAGACTTTGATAAGCGATTATGGGATGGTGGTTCTAGCGACGATGTAATCAACTTCTACGCCCACGGTGGTAAGGCTGGCTTGGCTTGGACAAGACAGGTACTCAAGCAAGAAAAGATATTACTCTCGCACAAGCAAGATATTACCAAAGCAGAGACTGAAGAACTTGGTACTGACAGAGTTGGTAGTATTCAAGTCGCAAAAGCTGTTGATGAAGAACTTATGCAAGTAACTTATGTTGCAATGAAAATTGGGACAGATTTACATGGTGATTTCAGTGATGCTACTACCGTTCGCAAAGCTAAAGAGTCCTTTAATAAGTCCCTTATGAAAGCAAACTTGTTTCATCGAGAGATGACAGATAAGTTCTCCATAATCGAGAGTTTCTTAGCCCCTACTACGATGATTTTAAATAAAAACCTAGTTGAGCAGGGGGAATGGTTGGTTACACTTCAGATACACGATGATGACCTCTGGTATGCCATAAAAAATGATGAAATCACTGGCGTAAGTATCGGCGCGGGGGCGAATGTTGAAAACATAGATTAAGGGGTTAAATGTACATAGAGAAAGACTTTGTTAGAGCTAAGTGTGACGCATTGAAAAGTGGCTCTAAAGATTACTTCTACACTTACGTACATCTGACAGCAGATACTTTAAGACCCTTCTATGTTGGAAAAGGTTCAGGCAAAAGGGCTTGGATGAAGCATGGTAGAAATAAATATTGGCAAAACACAGTAACCAAGTATGGTTTTGTAGTGGACATTATATTTAGCGGTCTAACAGAACAAGAGTCCCTTCAGTGCGAGATAGATGCAATTCTAGAATATAAATATTTTGGGTATAAATTGTGTAATCTTTCAACAGGAGGGGATAACCCTGTATTTAATGCTGAAACAAAGGCGAGAATGTCTCAATCTCATAGAGGTAAGAAACTCCCCGCAGAGCAGATTGCAAAACTCATTGCGCTACACACAGGTAGAAAACGAAGTCCTGAGACCTGCCAGAGAATAAGTACAGCCTTAACAGGGAAGGCAGTGAAGGATATTGCTGCACATCGTAGAGGCTCTTTAAAAAGGTCGGGTGCTAACCATTTTAGGGTGGATAAAAACACCTATAGATTTATAAATCAAAATGGTGATGTGTTTGCAGGATGTAGGTATGAACACAACGCAAAATATCCTGTATGTAAAAAATTACTCGGTAAGTTGTTTGAGAAAAAACCTCACAACTATTCCGCTGGTTGGGCATTAGTCTTAGACGGTGAGAGTGATGAAGAGGCTATGTCCAAATTCAAAATAAAGGGAACAACATGACAACACGGAAAACAAAGAGAGTGCTTAGTGACATTTCTTTTGAAGGTAAAGATGCCCACCTTGCCTTAGTATCAAAAAAACAAGGTGGGCCTGCAAATGGTGCAGATTATAAACTTGTTATCAAATCAGCAAAGTACACCGATGAAATTGTAGAGAAAGCCTCTAAGATTCGTATCACAATGTCTATCACTGACTTCCTTCAACGGTACTTCAATATGTACTACGAAGATAGTTTTGTGTTGGCTCAAGCCCTTGGCTTTGATACTACCCCTGATGACGAAGAAGACGTTGAGACTTATCAAGATTACATTGATGCACGAGTTTCAGCTATTGAAGTAATCAAGGCTTTAGAACAAGCTGAAGACATTAATAAGTCCCTCTCAGAACTTGAACCAGAAAGTTATTTAGCACTCTTGAAATCTCAAGAACTCTTGGAAAAAGCGTTTAAGAAGATTGACAAGGGTACAACAAATTCTAAGCCTGTTGTGCAAACAACAACGCTTGAAAAAGGCGAAGTTACAGCCGTGGTGCAAACCAAAGAAGTAGCTACAAAGAATGTTGAGGCTTCGCCTTCCAACGAACAAACCATAACGGAGAAATCTAAGATGACAGTGAAAACAGTCGAACAAGAAGTACTTGTTGAGATGGTCGAAAAGTCCCAGTTTGAGAGCATTGAAAAAGCCCTTGAAAAGCAGACTCTAGCCCTTGAGAAAGCACTAGCAAGTGTAGCGCAATTTGAAAAAGAAAAAGCTGAAGCGATTCAAAAGTCCCGTAAGGATTTACTGAAGACTACAGTTAAGGACGATGAGAAAGTGGAAGCACTTATCAAGGGTCTAGCTAACGTGGATTCGGAAGAGACTTTCCAAGGTGTTATCAAAGCCCTTGAAGCCATGCTGACCGTTCAGAAGAACTCTGATTTGTTTAAAGAACTAGGCGCTAGTTCTGAGCAAGTTGAAGTGAAAGAACAAGAGACACCTTTGATGAAAGCAACGAAAGCTGCTGTCGCCAAAGCGAAGAGTTTGAAATAATTGACAGAAGAGTTCTATGTATATGTCCACAGACGTTTATCTGATAACACAGTATTCTATGTAGGCAAAGGTAAGGACAACCGCGCATGGTCTAAGAGTAGACGAAATAAGTTCTGGACAAGTACTGTTGAAAAACACGGTATAAGTGTTGAACTTATTTTTCAAGGTTTAGATGAAAAAACAGCCTTTCAGTGTGAAATCGACACAATCCTTGAGTTCAAGTATTTCGGACACAAACTGTGTAATATGACTGCAGGTGGAGAGGGGAGTTCTGGACTTATTACTTCAGACGAAACCAAACTGAAAATTGCAAAAGCTGCACAAGGCAGACCTAGAACACCTGAGTGGCTTAAAAATCAAAGCACGGCACTCAGAGGTATCAAGCGTACACCTGCACAGATAGAAGCAATGAGGCAACGTCAAACAGGGACTAAGCGATCCGATGACGCTAGGAAACTTATGTCAGACGTACATCTCAAAGGTCAATGGTACTCTGATAAAAATCAGTATGTTTTCTTTTCTAAAGAGGATGTATTCATAGGCACTCGTGGGGAACTCTCTATCTATACAGGGATACCCAGAAAATCCTTTCGTTGCATGTTTGGTAAGCAATCTTACAAAGTCGTGCAAGGCTGGAGTATTTTAAAATTAAACGCATTATTTATATTTAAGGAAAAAATCAAATGTTAATTTCAACAGAATTGCACACTCGTAGCAATGTAGTAAAACAAGACCTCTGGGCTGACCTTGGCTATTGCCACACGGTTGTCGTAGTGAATGACACAGCACAAACCCTAGCTATGGGTACAGTGCTCGGTAAAGTTACCGCAGGTGGTAAATACAAGAAGGCAGTCGAAACAGCAGTAGACGGCTCTAAGGTTGCAGATGCTATCGTTATCGAAGCAAAGACTATTCTAGGTACAACAGATACAAATGTTTTGTGTTTGACACGTGGCCCTAGTGTTGTTTCAAAATCAGGTATGGTTATTGATGCCACCTACAACGATGCAACTAAACTTGCTGCTGTCTACGCAGCACTGGAAGCCAAGGGCATTTCAGTTCTCGATACCATCTAATTAAGGAAAATATAAAATGACTATTCGTAGTACAACCGCTCCGTTTGAAGTAGTAGATACCACTCTTGAATTGAGCTTGCTCCCGCAAACATGGACACTTTTGGGTGATTCTGGTTTGTTTGTTGATGAGTTCCTTTCTCAGAAAACTGTTGAGTTCCAAGAGATTACTGGTTCATTGTCAGTCCTGAAGGATATGCCTCGTGGTTCTAAACCACAGACTACTTCAAACGACAAGCGTAAGATTCATGCTTACACTGTCCCTCACTTCCCTTACATGGATGCGTTGCTCCCTAGTGATATTGCAGGTAAATCTGCGTATAACAGCCTGAGCGAAGCTGATTCTGAAGCAGCAGCTATGTTGCGTAAGTTGACCAAAGCCCGTAAGAGTTTCGACGTATCACGCGAGATTGCTCGTTTCAAGACCATCGTTACTGGTCAAGCCTATGCACCTAACGGTACAGTGGTTGCTGACTACTACTCGGACTTCTCGTTGACACGTAATTCCGTGGATTTTGTGTTC